AGCACGTGCCGTTCTCACCTGTGCGGCTCTGCGTGACCGGCTTCATGGAACCACCTTCCCCATCGCGGCGCCGATGACCATCAGCACTATGACAGCCAGGCCGAAGACCAAGAGCAACGCGGTTTGTTCCACGTTGGTCTTCATCCCAGGTCCCCAGATACCTTGAGCATCAACAGCGTGAGCAAGGTTCCAAGTACAACGGCCCAGGTCAGGGCAAGCAGTTCAGCTTTACGCGCGTCTGTCACGCAGTCACACTCCCGAGGCCAGGCAGGCCGGCTTCTTAGGATCGCGATCAACCAACCACCGTTTGAAGTCCTCGACACTCATCGGCGTCCAGTCCATGAGGACGTCCTTAGCGCGATGGTGCCCAGCGTCGTAAGCTTTCAGCGCCGTGGCTTGTGATGGGAAGCCCAGCATTACCTTTGTTTCGTCAAAGCCCTTCTGAGGCGGCAGGTGCTTCTGATCGATGAGGTAGACGTACGTCGCCTCAGGATCAGGTCCTACGTAGGCATCCAGCGCGTCCCCGTCAGCCCCCGGCGCATCCTGTATGTAACCGTAGTCGGCAGGCATGACAACGCGCCAGTCCTTACCGTGACGAGTAAAGCCCTTTGGCGTTTCGACGTGAACCGTAAGGCCGTGAATAAAATGTGTTCCCTGCGCAGGGCCGTCGGAGTCCTTAGCTTGCTGCTTCGCCTTCGCTACCTTGTCCTCTTCCTTCAGGGCCTTCGAGGGTGACGAGGCGGGGTTCAGACCTGTGATGCCGGGATGCTCAGGTTCAGCACCTTCACCCTCGGTACCTTGCCCAAACAACCCCTTGCCAAGTTCGCCCTCAGACTGAGGCTTGTCACTAAGCGCGGCGATCTCCTCATCGGTGATGTTCGTGAACAGGTTCGTCTTCGTCGAAGATTGCTTCAACTCCTTCGCAGCAGTCTGGGGCGAGATAAGCCCGCCATTCAAGGCCACCATGACTGAGTCAACGATGGACTTTCCAAGCTCTGCCTTGTCCTTGTCATCCGGTACGGCCAGGCTTGGAAAGTTAAGGTCGAGGTCGTCCGGCACCTCGCCGAGCTCAGAGGCGCAAAGCACCGGGTACAACTTCTCAAGCTGCGGCCGAAGGTAAGCGTCCTGATCCGTGGCGATTCGCTCGACGTATATCTTCTCATCGCCGTCGCCGGTCTGGCCTAAGCCCGTGATGGTGCGGCCCCAGAGCCTAGCCACTGGGATCTGCGCCGCGCCGCTAACGTCAAGGCAGAATTGCTGGTACACCTCTCCAAGACCGGAGAAGCTGTACTGTGTAGCCTCGATGCCGCCGTCTTTAGGTAGCGGCACCAATGACTGATTGGAGATAAGGTGATTGATGGCCGCCATCCGCTGTTCGAACTTGACACCGGCTTGCCCCGGCATGCCTAGGCCAGAAAGCTGCGCCGCCAGGTCGTCGAACTTCATCCCCAGGATGTTGGCCCTGAACGTAAGGTTGGCGATGTTCCAACTTACGTTGTCCCGCTTCTGCAGTTCCTGGAACACCGGTTCGATGACCGATATCCCCCACATCGAGTACGCTTCCCTTTCAGGCGTCGGTACCGTGGGACCGGTGAATCTCAAAATCCTCGAGGCGTGGACCTTAAAGAACTTCCCGCCCGTGGCCTGAACTGAGTAGGACTTCGGCAGGTTGAAATCGCGCGGCCGGCTGAAGTCGATCTCGTAATCAGAGTCAGGATAGATGCCGGACCAACGATCGAAGGGGCAAAGCCCCAAGAAGCCGCCCAGCGGGATGTCGTCCAGCTTAAGCGGTTCGTCGAGTTCATTCTCCTGGCCTTTGATGCAGATAAGACATCCGGCGCCGCCGAAAAGCCGGCCCCAGATCATCGCCGTCAGTAGTTGGTTCTTGGTATTGGTGCGGCGAATCACCTTGTTGATGCGGCCCAGGTCCTTGGGATCGATGTCACTCGTGAGCGTAGGCCAGGCCCTGACCATGTCCTGTGCCGGTACGTCGACGATGCGGCGGGGAATCCAGCCGCCTTCGTAGAGTGAAACCAGTTGCCAGTAATTGTAAGTGAGCCTTACTAGCGGGTACTCGGCGCCCTCGACCAGGTTTGGCGAACCGTAGCCCGTGCGTGCCGCCAGGTTCGCGAAGAAGTCAAACGCCTGCGCGCTAGTCTTCTCCCTAAGCCCGATGACGCTAGGTGCCTCGGTGACGCGGTGCCGTGAAGGCGACGTCTTGTGTTTCTTATTTTTGTTGCCCACTTAACGCCGCCTCACTTTCTTCCAGGTTCATACCGCGCTTGGCAATTCTTTGTGACGATCCAGGTCTGCAGGCTCCAACCAAATGCATTGGTCTTCGCTGTAAGCAGCCGGCCTGACGTCACCGCCCTCGTGGATGAAGGCCCAGAGGAGCCGCTTACCTGGCTCTAACATCGTGCAAAGTATCGACGCCTCTATCTCCAGGCCGTCGATTACCAGTATGTCGTCCTTACGGACAACCAGTCGACGCTTGAAACGCGTGTCTTGGAACAGTCCCACGGCACACCTCGCAGGTCATTGCTGAACGTAAGTCAGGACACCGTTGATTCCGCCTGTTCCAGTACTAACGACGCAGAGGCCGTTTGACGCCGGAGCACCGAACCGCGTACCATCGCCACTAAGCCCTACGGTCGTACCGGTTCCAGGCGACATCACGCCAGTAAGCGCATTAGTGCCAGTACAGTTTGTCGACGTGCCGTACTCGAACTGCGCCGTTGTGGAGGCACCAAACACCAATGTCCCGCCGCATACATACGTAGCCTTGGTACCGCTAATTGCGACGATCTGCGTGGTGGTCGCGGTCGAGATTGCGACGCTAACCGAGGACTTGGCCACCGACGGGTTCTGACACGGGTCGCCCGAACCGGCGACGTTGCCGATGATCTCAGTAGCCACGGGACTGAAGGTAGCGTTGATGACGCCGGCCGTCGGATAGGCGCTTGAGCAGGCAAATGTTGCAACATAGTTGTCGCCGCTCGCTTGACTAGGCGCGATGGTGAAGACCTGCGTGCCGGTGGCGGGGGTAAAGCTAGTCGTGCTGACGGCCGCGCCCGCGGTGGTAACGTTGTTGGGCTCATAGGCCAGCTTCAAGGTGCAACCTGACGGCGAGCCGGTGATCCCAGTCTCGACGATGGTCAGGGTCCCGACACCGGAGAAGTTAGGCAGCCTGATGGCACCGGAGACGGCCGTGGCTGTGGCGGCGGTGCCGGTTAGAAGCGTTACGCCGGACTGGGCCGTGTAGCTTTGGGTGAAGGCGAGAGGCGCCGCCATGCAGAGGCAGGCCGCCAGGAAAGTCACGATCTTGTTGCGCATGACGTCGGTTCTCCTTTGAGGTTGGTTAGTGTTAAACACCCAGGATCTGGGCGTCAAAGCAATCTTGAGGGACTTGGTCTTTGGCTTCTGGTTTCTTGCGTCCGCGCTCCATCTCCTCGGCAAAGCGCTTCTCAGCTTCTGGGCTTACGCGCCCACGGCCTGACGATCCAAACTGGCGCGGATTACCTGTCGACTTCGAGCCGCCACCGGATGTGAACTTACCATCGCGTGGATCACAGCTAGTTTCAGCGTCGTAAACCTTGTACGAATAACCAAGCTTGCCAGTACCGCGGCATACACCGCAGTCACGACGCATGCCGCCATTCACCCGGCCGGTTCCATTACAGTGCGTACAGGTGTTCGATAAGCGATAGTCAAGCGGTTTTATGGCGTCCTTCATCTTTTCGAGTTTTGTGTCGTCGATGTAGTGATTGGTGTGCGACCTATGCTCAAGGCACTTATTGCATAATCCAGACTTTGCACCGCGAGTGTTCGGCGGCATAGGTTGAAACTTATGCCGCGGCATTTCGTCCTTCGCCGCGGCATCCAGCGCCAAGGCTCTCAGGTCAATCCGTCTCATGCTGTACCTTCGAACGCCGCCAGGAACTGCGGCTTGGTCATCTGGTGAATGGAACCGTTGCGGTAGACCTTACGAGGCCACCCGATGTAGTCGACATCCAGGAGCGGAGCCGTAGTGCAGCGGCAGTTAGGACAACCACCGGGGCCGTAGTGGCCTAGCGATGACTTCTCACCAGCCAGGGCCTCGGGGTCAGGAAGATCAGACCAGGCGAAGATTACCTTGTCCAGGGCCTTGTGCGACTTTCTAACCCGCACGTCCTCTGAGGTAAGCCACTCGGCAAACTTGATGTCGAGGTCCTCGCACCTGGCTTGAGTTAATGCAAGACTCGCCTTAGCGGTCTCGGTTCTTGAGATCAAGTGCACTCGGCTCCGCAGCAACTCAGGAAACCGCGTCCTGAG